GTGAAAAATATCACGTAGACCACATAGTACCACTACAAGGTAAAAACGTTTGTGGTTTACATGTGCCTTGGAATTTACAAGTTATTCCTGCAAAAGAAAATCTAAGTAAATCAAATAAATTACAGGAAGAATTATTATGACAATACATGCTGTTAGAATTGAATTGGGTGATACGTCAGAGTTACCTGTGATGAGTGATGAAGAGATAAATTATTTTTTAAGTAAGAACAATTGGAACATTCAGAGAACTTGTTTAGATGTAGCAAAATCAATGCTCCTGAAGCTTTCAATGGTTTCTGATCAGACAGTCGATATATTTAGTATTCGTGGTTCTGCTGCTGCCAAGCAATATATGCAAGCTTTGAAAATGTATATTACTGATCCAAATTTGAATCAAGCCTTGCAGAACTTACAAGGTTATGCTGGTGGTATCTCAAAAGCAGATATGCAAGCCAATGATGCTAACTTAGATAACAACATCGTAAAAGACCCACAAGCTGAAACTTTTACTTACCGTCCTAGTTCATTCGGTATTTAACCTAAAGGAATATTATGGATAAGTACTTAGCAATAGTTCTAAAATCAATCAATACTCACGGTAAAGCTTGCAACTATTTTGTAGTTACTGAAGGTTCTTATAATATTGAAACAGGTAGTACAACCAACACAGAAACATCATATTCTGTTAAGATGTATAAAAAGCACATTAGAGCAAGTCAGTATAATTTCCCAAATATGATTGGTAGAGATGCTGCTTTGTTTTATCTAGCTAATAACAAACTTACATTTGTACCTAAAGTAAAAGATAAAATCTCTATCGATAATGTTGTGTATACTGTAGATTCTATTACAGAGCATTCTGCAGATGGTCTTGTTATTTTATACAAGATACTAACTGTAAAAGGTTAATCATGCAAATTACATGCGATACTTCAAAATTAGAACAAAGCTTAAAGAAGTTCCATGAAGAAGCTGTTCGTAAAATGCAAGGTATGGTGCAAAAGTTCTCATACATAGTTGCATGGACAGCTATTGATAATACACCTCTTGGTGACTCCATCAAGTGGTTGAATCTGTATGAAAAGCGATTTGAAGAAATAGGTCTAGAACCAATCGAAGGTTTTGCAAAAGGTTCTTGGCGTGTGTCAATGGACGGTACATTAGAAATGCAAACCTTATATGGTACAGATTCTGATGAAATGGCAGCATCATTAATTAAACAAGACTTGAACCAATACAAACTTGGTCAAACTGTAATGATCAGTAACTTTGGTCCTTATATTGTAGAGTTAGAGAAAAACTTTGACAAATATGGTAAAGGTCAACCCATCATACAACCAACATTAGCTTCTATTTATAGAACATACCAGTTGAGTTTAGATGACTATTATAAGGCAAGCTAATGGCAATTATAGAAATTAAAAGAGCAGCCGAACGTAAACTAAACGCATTAACTCCTGTTGTATCTACCGCATGGGAAGGTGTTACTTTTGAACCTCCTGTTGGATTATACCAACGAGTTCAGTTTACGATTCAAACTCCAGATGATCCTGTGCTTGGTACAGGTTTTCACAGAGAGCGCATGACACTACAAGTATTTGTTGTAGGTGCTGCAAACAAAGGAACTTCAGAAGTCATAAATCGTGCTGAACTGATTCGTAATCATTTTGCAAAAGGTTTAGTATTACAAGAAGGTAACGTAAAGATTCATGTGTTAAAAACGCCACAAATTGCTGGTAACACTGTTGTATCTGAAAGAGTAATCTGTCCAGTTCTAATTGAATTAGTAGCTGAAGTTTATTCTTATTGAATCATGGTTGCTGAACCTAAATCAGTACATTTGCAAATGTGAAATTTAAATTAAGGAAATTATTATGGCAATCTCAAAAGGTACATCAAAAGTTGTAGCTTACAAAAAAGAAAGCGCATGGGGTACTCTAGCTGGTAATACATCTGGTAAGCTACTTCGCCGTGTAACTGCTAGTTTTAACCTAGTAAAAGAAGCTTATGAATCCGGTGAGATTCGTACTGATCGTCAAATCGCTGATTACCGTCACGGTGTGCGTTCTGCTGAAGGTAGCTTGAATGGTGAATTATCACCTGCTTCTTATGCAGATTTCATGGGTTCTATCGTAGGTCGTGATTTTACTACTGCACCTGCTTCATCTAGTGCTTCTGTAACTATCGCTGCTTCTGGTGCATTATACACAGTAACTCGTGCTACTGGCGATTTCTTAACTGATGGTTTTAGAGTTGGTCAAGTTGTTCGTTTAACTGGTAGTGGTTTAGATGCTGCTAACGTAGCTAAGAACTTGCTAATTGCTTCCATTACAGCTACGGTTCTAACTGTTAAAGTTGTAAACGGTTCTGCATTAGAAGAAGAAGGTCCAATCGCTTCTGTAACCGTAACTGCTGCTGGTAAAACAACTTTGGTTCCTACTTCTGGTCACACTGATCAATCATATACTGTAGAAGAATTCTATGGTGATATCGCTCAATCAGAAGTTTACACTGGTATGAAATTAAACAGTATGGCTGTGCAGTTACCTGCTACTGGTCTAACAACTGTTGACTTTGGTTTCGCTGGTAAAGACCTAACACAAACTGGTACAAGTCAATACTTCACTTCACCTACTGCACAGAACTCCAACGGTATTTTCGCTGCTGTAAACGGTGTTATGCTTGTAAACGGTCTACCCGTTGCTCTAGTAACTTCTGCTGACTTCTCAGTTGAACGTGCTACTGAAAATGCAACTGCTGTAGGTTCTAACTCTGTAGCTGAGATTTTCACTGGTCGTATTCGTGTTACTGGTAACATGAGCGTTTACTTCCAAGATGCTACCTTCCGTGGTTACTTTGACAGTGAAACCTCAGTATCTATTGTTCTAACATTGACTACAGATAGTACTGCTAATTCAGACTTCATTACTTTCACACTACCTAAAGTTAAACTCGGTAGCTTCACCCGTGATGATGGAGAACTTGGTGTTATAGCCTCTGCAAGTTTCACTGCCCTTTTGAATGATGTTGTTGATGGCGGTCTACCCGCTACCACAATTCAAATTCAAGACTCTGCAGCTTGACATTATAGTTAAAAACTAATATAATCCCATCAGCTAACAACTGATGGGATTTTTTCAATTATGTTTTATGTTTATATACACAAGAAGCCAAACGGTCAGGTGTTTTACGTAGGTAAAGGTACAGGTAGTCGTGCCTATTCTTCATACAATAGAAACCCGCATTGGGGAGCTATTGTTGCAAAATACAGTTTTACCGTAGAAATAGTTTCCGACAGTTTGCAAGAATGGTATGCATTTGAACTTGAAAGAGATTTGATAGCGTATTATGGTCTAAAATCTGATGGTGGTTCGCTGACAAACATAAGTTCTGGTGGAGGTGGAAATGGTAATTACATATTTACCAATGAAGATAAAAAGGCAATATCAGATGGAACTTCTGGAAATAAAAACGGAAGAGCAGATAAAAATATCTATAAGTTTTTAAGAATCAACGATCAAGAATTATTTGTAGGCACTCGTCAAGACTTTACAAGTAAGTATGATATCAACATTGCTGATTTGTTCAAATCTAAGGTTCTTACGGTATATGGTTGGACCTTATATGATAATAAAGATAAGGTTAGTACACCAAAGTTTGATCCCAAAACATACATTTTCGTTCATAAAAACGGTGAGGTATTAAGCGCAACAAGACGAGATTTTAAGAAAATAACTAATGTTGATTGTAAACCTTTGTTTAGAAAACAACCTGCAAAAATTGTAAACGGTTGGTCATTGGTTGAAAGTTAAACCCCTTGGTCAAAAGCCGAGGGGTTTTTCTTTGTTTACACCTCTTGCTTTATCTTAGAAATTGTGCTATAATCATTACTTCATTAACATAGAAAGGAACTATTATGACATTTGATTTAGCAAAACATAATTACACAGAGATTGCCGAAGTAGGTTACAAGTTTGAACTAAAACTTCCCGGTACAGGTGAAGGTACTGGAGTATTTATTACAGTTCGTGGCGATCAATCTAAAACCGTTAAAGCTTTTGGTCGCAAAAAGTATAGCGAATTTAAGCTACGTGAACAGCAAGCTAAACGCAGAGGTAAAGAAGCCGATGATATGACACTAGAAGAAGCTGAAGAACTCAGTATTGAATCTGCAGTTATTCGTGTTATCGCTTGGGAAAACATTACTGAAAATGGTAAAGAAGTTCCATTCACAAAAGAAAATGCAGAACGTATCTTCAAAGAATACTCTTGGATTAAAGACCAAGTAATGGAGGAAGCGGGTCAACTGCTAAACTTTCGCGCCTGAAGAGCTAGAAGACGCTGTAGCT